TTTTTCGAATTTCATTTTCAAAAAAACATGGTGTTACTTTAAAATTTATTCCACAACCCATGTCTAAATGAGACCAATATGGTCTTTTAGCACAAAGGATGCCTAAGTCAAACCAACATTGAAAAAATATCAATTAATTTTATGGAGGAGATACGGAAACATCATAACGCCGAGAAGAGGGAACTCATACAGAGAATATGTAGGGAAGGTGACGCCGTGTTAGATGTGGGATGTGGGTTCGGGGGTGATCTCGGTAAGTACAAACACTGTAAGGTGAATCTCAGTGCATGTGAACCACTCGACGATGCACTCGACGAGGCCAAATCAAGGGCAAAGACGTTCAAGATGCGTGTCAATTTTTATTTAGGAGACATCATGTCTACACCAAACAGGAGATACGATGTAGTGTGTTACAATTTTTCACTTCATTATATATTCGCGAGTGAAGATCTCTTCAGAGAAACCACCCGTGAAATCGGACGACGCATGAAACCGGGTGGGAGGCTCATAGGAATCATACCTGATTCAAACCAAATCGTATTTAAGACGCCACTCAAGTACGGCAAGGAAAGTTTCTTTCTCATGAAATCAACGAGCAATGGACAATTTGGTGAAAAGTTGTTTGTTCACCTCGAAGACACACCGTATTACCAAGACGGTGCAAAATCCGAACCGATCGCACATAGAGACCTATTAGTTACGCGCTTAGAAAAAATAGGATTTAGGTTAGAATCATGGGAACCCATGTCTGGAAATCCCATATCAGACCTATACTCTAAATTTATCTTTGTATATAAGAGATGATACTTCTGGTTATTTTGTTTCTCCTAAATGTATACATATACATACACACGACCGAACCTGAAAATTTACGTATCGTCAAGGAGAGGTACGAACTTCTCAGGGAACATATTCGCGAAACCGACAACGATGAGTTTGCACATTTGGTCGACCCCATACCCATCACCGCACACCACAGAGCGCAACAGGGGAGTGTGGGATACAGCGTAAACAAGGGGCACGAAATAGGCTTGTGCATAGACGGTGAACCAAACGAAATCATGCATGTGTTAATTCACGAACTCGCGCACACGTGTGTCGAGGAGTACGCACACAGCCCTGCGTTCTGGGACAAGTACGATAAGCTCAAAACTATGTCTATCGCCATAGGCATTTACCAAGAGATACCGGAGAAGACGGAATTTTGTGGTAAACACGTCCAGGATAAATAATGTATGCCTATTGTAAATGAATAAATCTCTTTTTATTTTCATCGTCATGTGGCTTTCGGCTCTCACGGTAATGTTGAGTCCAGTGTTGGTCGATAGAGCGAGTGATGAGGTGAAACCATGGGTCGTCAGTGCGCTCATTCTCATATTGATTCCATTCACGTTGAACGTGATCGCGAGAGGTGGACTTAAATCGTACATCAGACTCGGTGATTTCGGTACGGATCACAAGTACATAGTGCTCGCGTGTTTGATTTCGTACGCGATTGCGTCTATATTCATAACTTCTATAGGCGAAGTGAAACAATCTCTGCGCGCTTTCGGTAAGGATATCAATAACACCGGAAATTCTTTGGGGTTTTTGATAGCCATGTTTACTGGTGGTTTAGTAATCGCCAATCTTTTTGTCGATGATGGTAGATATATCTACAGAGTCGTCGGTATCTAAGCATACTTCTTGAGCACGTAGAAAATACCAGCCGCCACAGCACCGGTCGCCGCGAGGCCGACCATGCTTCGGTGTCCCTGTTCATTCAAGAATTGGGGCACGTAATTGGCGAGCTTTTCCTGCACAGGCTTACTAATGGCAGCCGCAGTACACGCCGCAACTACGACGGCTTGCATCTGCTCATCAGTAAGGTTGAATGGATTTTTTGTTTGGACGGCCGCTTGTTGTTGTGGCTGCTGTTGTTGCACAACCATTGGTTGTTGCATAACAACTGGCTGCTGGACCCGTGGATCGGATTCCATCATTGGTGGCTCGAGGGGCATTTCTGGCTGACCCATAATATCAGCGATAGCGGTGGAATCCATGGTCATTTCTTTATTTTGACTCACATTTTTTTCGGGTTGATTGTTTTGCACAAAAGATGTAGTGAGTGGAACCATGCCATCATCGTTCTCGGAAAGATTCAACGTCCGCACGTCGGTAGACATTTAATGTTAACCGATTTTTTTGAAATTGTTAAGTGACGCATCACGATTTTCGTTTCGTGACCGTAAGGTGTGTTTTCTTTGTAGCCTTCTTCGCATCAGCCTCCTGCTGTTCTAAATATTTTGGATTGTACGTTTTTTTGTGCATACTCCACAATTGTGGGCTCCCTACCCTAAAACCCGTTCTAATTTTCGCCTTGTACCAAAAGACACAGTCTGATATTTTATTCGATTTTACAGTGTTATCAAGTACAAGACATTCATAGTTTTCTGTACATTGATCCATCACCTTACAAAACATATCAAACGAAGGAAAGATACCAAAAAATGACTTATAGAGTTTTTCTCTATTTTGTATGATGTTTTCCCTGAGTATAAACACATAGTCTACATTTGCACGCAATGCGGGTGGAAGATCCATCACGTATTGCATGGTCAACATGAAAAAGATGTTAAAGTGTCGACCATTCATAAAACATTGTCTAATTCGTGTTTCTTTCAAAAACTTTGAATCATACATACAATCGTCCAAAAGCATAAAGGCTCCATTTGTGTTGTTTTTACCTCTCGTACCGACGAGTTTTCTTTGCCTGGACAAAACACGATCGACGGCTTCCCCGTCGTAATCTCCGTAGACACAGACGTCTGGTATGAACTTTCCATAAAAGTGGTTTCCTTCTTCTGTGCCCGATAGAACTATCCCAGCTGGTATATGTTTTTTGTAATACATGATATCCTTGACCAACGTGGATTTACCTGTGTTACGTTTTCCAATAAAGACGCATATTCGGTCGTCACCCATTTTGGCTGGATTGAATTTTCGCAACTGAATGTTCATTCTAAGATATCACATCGTTTTAATTACCAAAATTTTACTCACAAATAGTAGGAATGTCGGGTAAATTGTCACTCGCAGTCAGAGGCATTCAGGACAGGTGGCTCACTGAGCAACCACAGTACTCACACTTCATATCAAGATTTAGAAGACACACAAAGTTTGCCTTTGAACAAGTTGAAGTTCCATTTGAACGTTTCAACGAACCCGGAAGCGAAGCCACAGCGAGAATACAGAATAACACGGGTGATATGCTCAAAGGAGTCACGCTGAGCGTAGATTTACCACCACCAATCCCTAAGAGTGAAAATAATGTTTCGCATACAATCGCAAGAGGTTCTGGCACGGATGTACTCATAGATGGAAGCGTCGCGACGAGTTTCACCGCGTATCAGGGCGTTGAATATACCTTTACAAGTACAGAGGAATTTGAAGTTGCTTCGGAGGTAAATCCAAACGATTGGTCATCTCAACAAGTTGCAAATAATCAGTACATACTAACGCTCAAGATACAAGTAAATATTTCTGCAACTTACGCCTCCACGGTCATACGACCCTCGGACCCGACCTACCACAACAACACAGTAAGCCTGGATGTTAAGCAAATTCGATGGGATACGTCCACGCCCACGAAGATGATCAAATACGCCGATTTGATCATAGGCGGACAAACCATACAGCGCATCACCGGCGATTACATATACATGTACAATCAACTTAACTATACGGACAACGATACAACGTTTACGCTCGTTCCAACGACCCTCCATAACAGCTACCCAATTATAAATGATGCCACGACTCCACAATACACAAATTTTCAAAAATACAAAATACAATTACCCTTTTATTTCAACGGTCACCCAAGTCTCGCCATCCCGACGTGTGGTCTCGATGTTCACATCGTAGAAGTAAAGGTTAAATTTAAACCAGCGGATGAGTTGACTGTAGAGTATGACGTCAGCCCACCCGCATATAACAAAATCACACCAATCACGTGTGATATGTCACCGAGAAATATGAGTCTGTTTTGTGATTTTGTATACGTCACGGAAGATGAGAAAAATTTCATACGCACACGACCGATTGAATATGTTATCACGCAGACGCAAGTGGCTGAAATACGAATGAAAGCCGGTGTTTCTTCGCGCGCCGTGATGATTAATTTTAAGCATCCAGTGAAAGAACTCTTTTTCTTGGCGAAGGATGATGAAACAAAGGAGCACGTCCCAATAAAACACGTAAATTTGAAATTTAACAACAATACCGTGATAGACGCCGACAATCTCATGTTATCCGCAGAACAGCCACTCAGGAATTACACGAACTCCATAGACCCAGATAACGAATTCGGTGTATATAGCTTTTCTATGAAACCGGGTGTTCATTATCCAACTGGGCAAGTGAATATGAGCCGTGTTATACACAAATTACTTGAGGTTGAATTAGATGATGGTATTAACTCGACCCGATCGCACACTCTACACGTATACGCAACAAACTACAACGTCGTGAGAATAAATGGGGGAATGGCTGGGTTAAAATTTTAGGATGTAATATTAGAATGGCCGGTAGAGTTCAACTTCAAACTGTGGGTCCACAGGACAGGTCATTTACCGATGATCCAGAATACACGTATTTTATAAAAAATTTCAAAAAGCATGGAAATTATGCGAGATTCTACGACGATTTAGATTTTACGGGTAGAGTGGAGTTTGGTGAAGAAATACGGTGTGTTATACCACAAAACCAAGGCGACTTGTTGAAAGGTTTGAGTGTGAAACTCACACTCGGGGCTATTGATCAGTCCTTGTCGTCTTACGATGTCACATATTGCGAATCGATCGCTCAAGCCATGATAGAGTACGCAGAATTATACATAGGTGGCACTCTCGTCCAAAGAATACCATCCGATATGTTAGCCATTTATTCCGAGATATCCGTGACACAATCAAAACAAGCTGCGCTCAGAAAACTGGTCGGTAAACCTAACCAGATATTCTCCACATACACGGATAAATACACGGGTATACGCGATGATAGAGTGTCGGCGTCTCAAGAAGACACATCTTACAGAGTAGATCTTCCATTTTATTTCCACGAACACCCGGAACTTGCCATACCTTTGCACGCTATCACTAAACAGGAAGTCGAGATAGCGATACGTTTCAGAAAAGCCGAAGACTGTATATTTGCCGTGGATTCGGCTAATCCAAACGGTAATGAGGCATCCACCTACTACCTCGGTCAAAATCCAACTGAACTCATAAAAAGCGTTCAACTTTCAACCGAAATGGTAAG